AGGAGGACCAATCTACTTGGGATAAATTTGTAGCCAAGGCCCGCACATATGAAATAGCGAATTCGTTTTTTGTGTGCTTGGAGCGAATCACTCAGACTCAGAGAGTGATGTTGGAGCGAGGTTGGGTTATCTCAGTTGGCATGAAATGGAGTCGGGGAGGATGGGATCATCTAGCAAAGCGTTTGGGAGTAGTCTTTGGTAAAGAGTATCATAAAATTTTTGGGGATGCAGATATTACAGGGCTTGATCTCAACATTCACTACATCTTTCTCCAGTTGTGTTATACTATGTCGGGAGTTTACTATCGTACAGATCATAAAGATTACCCAGAGATGATGCGGATTGTTCAGTTTCTGGCTTCCACTATATCAGCACGACTAGTACATTTTTTTGGAAAGTTATGGGCTTTGGTAGTTGGGAAAATGCCTTCTGGCTGCTGGCTGACGTCTCATGGAAATTCTTGGATAGTGGCACTGTGGTTTTTTCTTTTTTGTGTCATGGCAATAGAGAAAGCTCCGCAGCATATGAAAGAAAAGCTGGAAAAAGATATGGTAGACCGGATAATTCATATCTTAGTTTATGGAGATGATCAGGCTATTTCCACAAATCGTGATTCTACTTCGTACTATATTAATATGGACCTTTTTGAGAAATGGCTAAAGCTCTATGTTAAAGTAGAAATGCGAGATGTTCGCCCTGATGTTCCTTTTCTTGTTCACCCTTCGGGAGGATTTCATAAGGGAGCAGGATTGGTGTATTTGAAACATTATGGAGTCCGTAATAAGAATGATTCCCATGGTCAGCCCTATTATCTTCCCTATCGTGATGCTAAAGATTACATGATAAGGTCAGTGTGGGGACGAGAGGCAAAGGATCGAGATGTCTATGATTTTATGCTCTCGTTGTTGGGACATTCTTATGGGACATATGCGTCTAATTATTTAGCGTATGTCTGGCTTCAAAATGCTTTTCTCGCAGCGATGGGAACTGTTCCAGACCAAACATGGGAGACAACTCTGGCAAATGTACAAGGACGAGCTCATACCAATATTGATTTCATAAAGAAATCTCGACAGGCAGGGATTTCTATGGAAGATATTCAACAAGGTTTTCCAACATGGGCGTATTTGCAAAAGAAGAATATTTACGACCCGGTGTATCATTCTATGATCCGAGGAGATACACTAAATGACGATAATTAGTTTAGAATAAAATGTGCAGTTAATGCTCTGCGTAAAAGCTTATCCAAGTTTGCTCCGAGGGGCACGAAAGAAAAATAAAATTAAAGAGCGTAGCTCACGAAATTTGGATGTAAATAATATAATAAAAAAAAAGAAAA